CAAGGAGTGCCTAATGCCTGAGATGATACAACAACAAGGACAACCACAGCAGGACGCCGGTGATCCGGGCGCGTTCTTTGCACAAATTGGTGAAGGTCTAGCGTCGGCGGTTGAGCTATTACAACAGGGCGGTGCCCCACCTGAAATAGTTGAGAGAATGGGTGTGATAGCTCAGGAATATCAAACTATACTTCAGGGATTGGTACAGGGCGGAGCAGGTGGTGGGCAACCACAACCACAAGCTGTTCAACCAGCTGCGGAAAATCAAGGAGCTACTGGCCAGCAATCATTTTAAAACAAACTAAAACATTGGCCAAGGAGGGCTATAATGGATTTAGAGGGAAAAACTGAACAAACCGAGGAAAACATTGATGATCTTTATGCTAGTTTGAATGAACCGGCAGCAGAGGTTGAGATGTCCAATGAGCCTACGCTTGAACAGGAAGTTCCTGCCGTGGCTCAACCCCCAGCGCCAACACCAGATCAAGTACAAGAATACGAGTACCAAGCGGCTGGTAAGACGGTTCGTGAGCCATTAGATATGGTTATGAAGCGTGCCTCGATGGGTTATGATTACGCGCAGAAGATGGAATCGTTTAATCAAGAACGACAGGCTTTTGAAACTCAGAAGCAAGAGATTGCTACTAAGCAAGCCGAACTACAGCGCTGGCAGGAACTTGATAAGTATGCTCAAGAAAATCCTGCATGGCGTGAACACGTAGAGCAAACCTGGGCACAAAAGGGTGAGCTTGAACAATCATATGATACTGATGATCCGATGTATAAAGAGGTTTCAGGCCTAAAGGGCCAGTTTAACGAGTTACAAAATGGCTTAAGCCAAGTTAATCAGTTTATTCAGCAGCAGCAGCAGCAGCAACAAGACCAATCTCTAACGGACGAGATAAAAACCATCCAGGGCAAGTACCAGGATATAGATTTTAGCGCTACGGATGAGGCAGGCAAATCCCTTGAATACAAGGTGTTGGAATTTGCAAACCAACGCGGAATTAATTCTTTCGAGGATGCGTTCAAGGTTTTTTACCACGACAATTTGGTTACGAGAGCGACTGAGCTTTCTAAGGTTAAGGCTGCGGAAGATATGGAGGCAAGGAAGAAAGCAGGGATTATTGGTAAATCATCAACTCCTATGATGCACAATGAGGCTTCTTTTAAACCTTCAAAAGATTGGAACGAGTTGTCAGTGGATGACATCTTGAAAATGGAAGGCCACATCTAAATAAGGGAGTAATATAATGGCTTTAACATACGACCAAATTACTGCGATTTCCCGGCGTCATTTTTTGCCGAAAGTTGTAGACAACTTTTTTGACAGTAACATTCTATTTAAAAAATCAAAGAGTACTTTTTACGAAGTAATCAGCGGTGGTGAGAAAATCATCATGCCTTTAGGCTACGCTGAATTAAGCGCTTCGGGCTGGTTTCAAGGCGCTGATACATTATCAACAACCGATCGATTCGTGGTCGCCTGAGTGAGGAATTGCTTAGTGAATAACTGGTGGAAAAACGGGAACGCTAAAGCTCTAAAGAGCCACGTGAATCCGAGCGGAAGTTTAGAGAGTAAAGAATCTAAACACGCGCAACGCATAGGTAGTGAACACTCCAACGGAGAATACAATCTACCCACGAGCCACCGGCATCTAGAACAGATGAAAAGGTATGCTGAGCTTACAGGAAACTGTAAGAACCAAGGGATAAAAAGCCCCTGGGATAACATAACTGAACGAGACAACAACGGCAGCGGAATTGGATTGGAAGCAAGTTTATGCTAACGTTTCGATTTCAAGACTTGACGAACTAAAAAACAGCGGCGACGCTCAAATAGTAAGTCATGTTAAAAACAAAATGAAGGTAGCTCAGAAGACTATTAATAGTAAGATGGGAACCGGACTTTATTCTAACGCAACTGATGCAAAGTCAATTATCGGACTACGTCAATGGGTTGGAACATCAAATACCGTTGGCGGAATTAGTCAGACGACTTATTCGTGGTGGAGATCTCAAGTCGATAGCTCGACCACTACATTAACAATTCCTGCTATGGATGCAGTCTATAGAGCATGTGATATTGATTCTGATAAGCCTGACTTAATGGTAACCACGAGAGCGATCTTGGGTTTCTATCATGCACTTCTTCAGCCACAAGAAAGATTCAGTGATAAATCAACAGCAAGTGCTGGTTTCACAAATCTACTTTTCAGGGGCACACCGATTTTTTCAGACAGTTATTGTCCCAGCGCAAGCCTCTATATGTTGAATACAAATTATCTGCATTTGTTCGCTCACAAGGACGAAAATTTCCGTCAGGACGCTTTTATCAAGCCAATAAACCAGGCGGCTAAAAGTTCCAAAATTTTCTGGGCGGGGGCACTTGGGTGCGATAATAATAGGATGAACGGCTTAATGAGCGCAATCACCGCATAACTTAAAAGGAGAATTAAAATGACATTTCGCAGCGTAGATCCTGTTCAGTTCGCTGGTAAATCCATGGTTACTACTTCTTTAGGACCTAACGATCCTGAAGTTGGTAGTAGAATGGAAATCGGCGATGAGAAGTATGTGTTTGTTTACAACACATCTGGCGAAGAAATTCCTACTGGATACGGTTGCTCACTAACATCAGTGACCGGCTATTCAGTAATTCTAACATCAGTAACCGGCGCTGACATGTTTGTTGGTTTTGTTAAGCACGCAACGCTTACAACCGCGACATATGGTTGGCTAGTAACTACTGGCTTCTGTCAAGTAGCTGCTGGTGGATCATCGTTTGTAGCTGGTGATTTACTATCAGTTGGGGCTGATGGAACTGTTGCACTTAAATCAAATGCAACTCTTTACACAGGACCAATCGTAGGTAAAGCAATGGCAGCTAACACTGGTACTGCAGGCATTACATCAACAGCCTGGATTAACCTTTGGTAATTAATTAGGATAGAGTAATAGACAATGGCGAAAAAACTGAAAAAATCCGAAATCTATCTAGAGTATCAAAACTATATAGATAGGCCACCAAGACCGTTAAATCACTTGTATCAAAGTGCGTGTGCTAGCGATGGTCTTACTATGGATACATGGCGGGAGACATGGATTTCAAATATCAAAGCAAACCACGAAAAGTATAAGAGCTTTAAAGAGCACGGCATTGGCCAACTCTTTGGAGCTCTAAAGCTTAAACCGTGCATGATAGCTGGCTCAGGACCAAGCCTTAAAAATAACATCCATTTATTTGGGTCTCGACCTGAAGGCATGGGTCTAGTGAGCTGCCTACATAACTTCCACTATATGGAAGATAATAACGCAAACGTAGATTACTACGTCACCCTAGACGCTGGGGAAGTTACTATCGAGGAAGTTTACGAAGGCGGTCAGTTTGACGAAAGTCATTACTGGGATCTTACCAAGAATAAAGTCTTGCTAGCGTACATAGGTACCAGCCCTAAACTTCTTGAGAAGTGGCAAGGCAAGGTGTATTTTTTCAATGCGCCTGTTCCTGATAAGGTATTAATGGATGAGATCAGAAAGTTGGAAGTTTTTTCAACGTATGTCTCAACGGGTGGTAATGTTTTAGGTGCGTGTCTCTATATAGCTAAGGGTATTTTCGGGGCTTCCGCTATTGTCTTTACTGGTGCTGATTTCAGCTTTGGATATAATCACAAGTTCCATTCTTGGGATAGTAAGTATGATAAAGACCTAGGTCAGACGGTTAGGATGTTCGATATATATGGTAACTCAGTTTTAAGCTGGAATTCATATGCGTCGTTCAAAAATTGGTTTGACTACATCTGCATGCAGGTGCCGGGGCTTTATCTGAACTGTTCTGAAAGTGGATGTTTGGGATCATATCCAGATGGTAACATTAGAACGATATTGCAGATGGATTTAGAAGTATGCTTTGACATGTTCAGTATGTACCGGAAGGTAGAGGCAAGCTGTATAGATCCAACAATAGACGAGAGATTTATTTTATTTTAGGAGAATAAAATGGCTTTTACAGTAACAATAGATAAAACAACCTTTGGTAACAAGAAGGCTCATCTAATAGACGTCACAGCTGATAGCGATGAAGCTAACTTGCCGACTGGTCTAGAAAGAATACACGCCTTTACGATTGGTATTAAAAGTGTAACTACATCTTTTTACATGATGCAAGAAAATGTAGACAGCTCGGGCACAGCGACTAACGGCACCATCGGGATGTCAGGCCTAACATCGGGCGATGAGTTCTTCATAGTAGCTTATGGAACATAGGAGGGGTTATGACCACTATTAAGGTTTATCCATGTTCGCTCGCTAGCGACACGACATTTAGCTCTGATGTTAATTTTGAGACTGAGTACTTAAGTGCTTATCTTGAGATTCCAACCATGACTAGTGCTACTAGATTGTTCTTAGAAGGATCTAGTGACGGTACTAATTTCTATCAAGTATTCGAGCCACCAATAAACAGCGCTACAGTTTCTTGTAATAGGTTTGCTATTACAACTACTGCTGTTGATAATGGGGCATTAGTTCCCATACCAATTGGGTGGAAATACGCAAGGGTTGAAATTCAATCTACTACATGTGGCACAACAGCTACATTATTTAAGTTTCATTGTAAGTAAAAACCGAAAGGAAGATTAACATGGCTATGGTAAAGATTTGGAACGATAACGTTCACCCGTTTAAGCAAGAGTTTAGGGATCACAAAGTAGACTTAGCACCGAACGCTTATTGCGAGATGGAAGAGGATGAGGCCAAGTTATTTCTTGGTGCGTATTCTCCGATGATAATTAATGCTGATGGTGGGTATGATCCTAAAAGTTACAAGATGCTTCGAATCGAGAAGTTGGCTGATGTAACCCCGGCTGTGATAGATGACGAAAAGCATATCTGTGTAGCGTGTGGTTTTGAGGCGAGAAGTAAATGGGAGCTTGATGGCCATGTAAATGATCTTCATTTAGATCAGATGACCGATGTTAACGAGAAAGAAAAAAGAACCAAGAAAAAACTCTGGGGAGGCAAGGAAAAGGATGCACCAATCATTTAAGGTTAGCGGGCAATATTTCATTAAGCTATACGGCCCAGACGGTGAATTAAAAGAATCTCGTATTGGTAGCAACGTTGTTTGTACTAACGGGAAAGAGTTTCTTGCTAATTTCCTAACTAGTGCGACGACTAGTGCCCAGTACACGATGAAATTCTTAGGAATTGGTACCGATGCGACTAGCCAAACTGTAGCCGATACTGCGCTCGGAGTAGAAGTGAGTAGGCATACAAGTACGGTTAGTTATACATCCGGGGCTATATACGAAGTCGTTGGGACGTTTGCAGCTGGTAGTGGTACCGGGGCAATAGTTGAGTATGGACTTTTTTCTGCTAACATTGGCGGCACTATGCTGAGTAGAGATACAGAAAGTGCTATAAATAAAGGGGCCTTAGACTCATTACAAGTTACGGCTCAAATAACTTTTAGCTAAAAGCTAGCATGGCAGATTTTACTATAACAATTTCTAACGCCATTGATATGAATGGTGTTGGTAAACCTCAGTTGTGGGATGTCGAAGAATGGGACACCGGGCGTTGGGGCAGTGGCGAGTTGCCACTTAACGTGTTTAAAGTAATTCAAGAATCACAGCCATCTACTAGTGATTTGCGTTTTTTCGTTAAAAAGTATTATAGCACGTCGTTGGGGTCAGATAGTCATATCGACCAATGGACGGGCAAAGTTTATACTGAGAATGTAATATCGGTTTTTAACGCCACGACGTTTACGCTGTATGATGGTTCGGGTTATGAAAAGGAAATAGATGTCAACATAGATAGCTATTCAGCCTCAACCCTTACAACAGCAACGTATACACAGGTGGCGGGAACTTCAACAACCTGGAGTTAACATGACACCTACTGAATTAGCGACAGTAATTAGACAGAGATATAACGCGGTTGGTGATACGTTTTTTAGTGACGACATGGTTTATGCTTTATTAACAGAAGCGCAACTGATCTTAGCTAAAGATTCTGTGATGATAGAAAACACGTATGAGACGACTAGCGTTGCAAGTCAAGCCGCTTACAGTTACCCGACCAGCACGATATCAATTAAAAGAGTAGAGTACGATGGTTGTAAGATCGAGATTGTTACAATGCGCGAAGACGATGCTATCAATCTTAACAATTCCACTACTACTAGTGTTGGTACTCCTGCGTATTATTATCTTTGGGATAACTATATTTATCTTACTCCTATGCCTGAGACTGCGGGGCTTACGATTAAAATTTACTCCCAGGACATGCCGCAAACGGTAAGCGCCACAAGCGTTTTAGATGTTCCGGAGAGATACCATAGGATACTAATAAACTTCTGTTTATCTGAATTTTACGCGAAAGACAAGGATTTCCCGGCTGCTGATAGGTATCGAGCGCTTTGGGAGAAAGATGTAATAGACGCTAGAAAATTCGAACGTAAAAGGAAAATTGGTGATTCGTTTAACACCGTTCAGGATGTTGGATCATTACCGATTAATGCGTTAGGAGTTATTTAATGGCTTCAAGATTTTATAGAACATACCCGCCTAGTGACTGGATTCAGCTTGATGGCGGTAAGAACAACAAGTTTCAGAGGGCGTTAATACCCGATAACGAAAGCCCGGATTGTCAGAATATTATATTCACTAACGGGGCGGCTGAAACTAGGGAAGGGACATCTAGACTTAACACTTCAGCGGTGGGGTCATATGTATGCGACGGACTATATACAAGAAAAACGAACGAAGGCGCGGAGTCGATGGTGGCTTTTTATGGTGGTCATATGTTTGCCCTTTCTGGTACGACCCTTGTCACGATTCCAAGTGCTCAAAGCGTGTTTACCGCTGGAATACGGGTTGATACGGCTCAGTATGAAAACCATATGTTTATGGGTAACGGCGGGGTAACTCCATACAAATACGACGGTGATTTCACAAGGCATGGAGTACCGGCAGCTAGTGGAACGTTGAGCCTGGCATCAGATGGTGCGGGAACGCTGACCGGCGATTATCAATACAAGGTTACTTGGGTTAATACTCAGGTGGTTGAGGGTGACGTTGGTCCGGCCCCGACTACATTTAACGTAACTAGTAAGCAAATAACAGTGACAGATATACCGCTGGCCCCTCAGAGTTTCGGAGTAAACGCTAGAAATCTATACAGGACAGAAGCCGGAGGCGCTACGTACAAGCGGGTTACGACCATATCTGACAATACTACAACAAGTTACACTGATAACGTTGATGACGTGGCTTTGGGTGTGACAGCACCAACTGATAACGGTGTGCCACCTACGTATTCAACTATTATCTATCATCAGAATAGGCTCTTTTGTAACGATATTAATAATCCTAACTACGTTTATTACTCAAACCTTGCCGAGCCTTACACGTATCCTTCCACTAACTTTTTAAGGGTGGGCGATAACTCAACTGATTTGGTTAAGGCGTTTTCAGTTTATAATAATAGCGTATTAGTGTTTTGTGAGAATTCTACTTGGATGATTTACATGGCTGGTACTGCCGACACTACTTGGACGCTAGTTAAGATTAAGTCTCCGTACGGTAGTAAGAGCCCGTTTGCACCGTTCCTTTATAATAATAAGGTTATGCACGCGGCTATTCAAAACGATAAGTTCGTTGGATTCTCTGCTATTTCTGGTGATACAGTTGATCCGGACGCTACGCTGTTAACGGTGTCTGGTGCTGGTTCCGACACTAAGAGTAATCGCGTTGAACCTGACATGTTTAGCGTTAGTGAATCGTATCTAGGAAATGTAAGTGCTACGGTATTTAAGAACAGGGCTTATATAGCTCTAACATATAGCGCAGCTACTACTAATAACAGGGTTTATGTTTGGGACTTTAGTTTAGATAATTTAGGACGAAAGCAGGAGGGGGCTTGGATTCCGTGGACTGGTATGCAGCCTGCTCAATTTACTGTATATGATGGCAAGCTCTTTTATGGGTCTGCTAACGATGAGGGTTTTGTTTATCAGATGGAAGACGGCTCATACAATGATAATGGGTCTGCTATTGATAGTTATATCTGGACTAAAGAGTTTGGCGGTAACCCGAAGGATAAGAATTACACGAAAGATTTTAGATACGCAAATCTTCTGTATGAGTTAACCGGCGATTGGTTTATGGACTTTGGCTATAGGGTTGATTCTGATTCTGGAGAGGGTCAGACGGTTCAGGTTGATTTAGATCCCGGCGGTAACCTTTGGGGGGCAATGCGTTGGGGTGAGGACGAATGGGATGCTGGTAGGGACGAAGAAGAACTTAGGCAATTCCTTGGTGCTCTAAGGGGTAAGAGATTGCAGCTTAAATTTTCAAATCAGAACGTGAGCGACCAATCTTTCAAGATTATTGGATGTAACTTCGTTTACAATAACAAGGGAGTAAGATAATGGCTTTTGGATTAAAAGGTTTAGGATCTAGGATTAAAGCTGCCGCTGATGCTAACAGGGCAAAGAATATGAGGCTAAACAACCCTGACCCGACTAACCAAGCTGGTCAAGCTAAACCGGCTGATGGTGCGTTTGCGGCTAAGGAAGCTGATGCGTCTAAGCAGAGGGAGGCACTTGCTCAAAAGAGAATAGGTGCTTTAAGACAAGCTGGTGAGACCGAGAAAAGCGCGATTGGCAGGCAGTTTGAACGTGCTAGGGGCAGTGCATCGGCTCAACAAAGAACGGCAACAGCTACCCAGCAAGAGGCTTTAAAGAGGCGTTTTGCGGCACAAGGCGGTATTGGCTCAGGTGCTTTTATTAAGCAACAGCAATTAGCTGGACAAGCTGGTCAAGAGTCTTTAGCTGGTCAACGTGAGGGGCTGGATATTGCTGAGCAAACACAGCGGGCTCAACTAGGATCTAGACTTGCTGGTCAAGAACAAGCGCTTGAGGAATCGAGGCTTGGTAGGGAGTTCCAGGCTAGTCAAGCTGGTTTAGGTAGGGAATTCCAGGCTGGTCAAGCGGCTGAAAATAGGCAGTTTGCTACCGGTGAAAGGCTTGGTACGCAAGCATTCCAGGCTAATCAATCTCAAATTGGTAGAGAGATTCAAGGTAGTCAATTTGCTCAACAAATGGGTATGGCGGTTAGGCGCCAGAACTTTGAAGAGGAGATTGGTAGGTTCAATAAAGACATGGCTGAAAAGATGTTTAACAAGAAAACAATTATGGATCGCATGGGTGGTTGGCTAGGTCAATCTAGTGCATTTGGTAAGGGAACTCAAGCCCGACAATTCCAGGATAGCTTTGCGCCGGGGCATAGAGGGCTTGCTGCCGGTGGTGAAGATTTATTTTCTGGTGGAGGAATATTTTAATGGCTAAAGTATTAATGCCTAAACAAAGGGGGCAAGGGTTAGCGGAGATTGGGACGGCTGTTGGTGGTGTAATAGGCGCTTGGAAGGGTGGCCCGGGTGGTATGAAAACGGGCGCTAAATTAGGTGGAGCTATAGGTGGTGGCGTAGAGTCGGTTGCCGGTACATCCCCACAAGTCGGCGCGGTTGAAACGTCGCCGATGCAAAGGCGTATGGATACTATGCAGACCCAAAGTCCTGAGCTTCAGCTTAACCAGGCAAAGTCAGCGTTAGTTAATCAACCACCTGAGGTTAGAAAAGAATTCGAGCCCGTGATTGATGAGGCTTTAAGACGTCAACTACTTCAAAAACAAGGTGGAGGTTTAGGTAATGGCTCAAGTATTTATGCCGCCTAGAAAAGAAAGCGATCTCGATCAAATTCTTAAGGGCTTACAAATAGCAGGAACAGCTTATAACATATATAGCGATATCGGGAAATTAAAACAGAAATCAATTGCCGATCAGAATCTAGCCCAGGGTTTGCTAACACCAAACGAAGCCCAAAAGCAATTTCCATTAAAGGAATATAAAAGAGTTGATGCTGGTACCGACGATAGTTTAACTAGGAAGATAATTAGCCCAGGTGGTGCTGTTCAAGATGTTTCTTTTCAGCCAAGGAAGTCTGAGTTAAGTCCGTTCCAACAAGAAAGTCTTGTTTTACAAAAGCAAAGATTAGAGGTCGCCAAGTCATCTGAAACAGCAAGAGCTGCACAAAAATTTAGAGATGCGACATTTAAGGCCCAGCAGGCAATCAAAGGCCCTAAGCCCAAACAACCAGGTGCTAACGAATTTAAGGTCGCGTTATTTGGCAAGCGTATGCAGCAGGCCGAGAATATTTTCGGTGATCTTGAGGGTGAAGGATTTAAAAGAGCTGGCTTGATAGAGAGCGCGAAAGCGTTTCTCATCCCAGATGCTATAAAACCTGACGCTTTAAAAAGACAAGAACAGGCGGAACGAAACTTTGTTAACGCGACACTGAGACGGGAATCAGGCGCTGCGATTAGTCCAAGCGAATTCACAAGTGCTGAAGCGCAATATTTCCCAAGGGCTGGTGATACGCCGAAAACAGTTACGCAAAAAAGAAGTAATAGGCAATTAGTTATATCAGGCATGAAGGCTGAAGCTGGTGGGGCTTGGGCAAAGGTTGGGTCTGATGTTAAGCCTAGACCTAATATAGCACCAGGAAAACCAAGGCCGGGAGATATAGTAAGGATTCAGGGCAAGAGATATAAAGTAGGTAGTGACGGTGATAGCTTAACACCAGTGAGGTAAGAAATGCCAAAATTATCAGAATTACAAAAGCAGGGCGTAAAGGTAGAGATAGAGGTTCCTAAGTCATTATCTGAAGCTAAGCAAAAAGGTTTTAGCTCTGGTATTGAGGGAAAGAAATATGAGTTACCAGAAGATCCTGGCATAGGAAGAACCCTATTACATGGTGTCGCGGCATTTGGTGAAGCTATTGACCAATATACGGGAGCTCCAACCAGGGCGGCTATAGAGGCTGGTGTAAAAACTGGTAGCGCTACTGAAGCCCTATCTGCTTTTGGCCAGCAATTTGGTGAAGATCCTAACGTAGCGCCGACAGGTAAAGAGTTGGCCGCTATGGGCGGTCTATCTCAAGAGGAAACTTTACCGCTTGGTGTTAGTCCGGCTGGTCTTGCTGGATTTGCAATTGATGTATTAGCAGATCCTACCAATATCATACCGTTTGGGTTGGTTGGTAAAATAGCCGGAAAGGGAGCTAAGGCGGCAAAGATTGGCGCTAAGACGACGGGCGGGTTAGCGTTAAAGGGTAGCGCTGCCATGGCTGAAGCGGCGGGGTTAGGTGGTGGCGTGAGGGTGGCTAAAGAAATGGGCCAAGCAACCAAGTTAGCCTTGGATAAAATGTTCATACCTAGGGTTGCAGATGATTTTGGCGAGCTATCTAATATAGCAAGGAACAATGGGATCTTAACCGATTTACTTCCTGAATCTATAGAGTTTGGTAAATCGTCTTTAATATCTAGAATGACCAGACAGCAAAGGGCTGGGATATTAGGCGAAAAATTACTTGATAGATTTTATCAGGGTTTAGGGGAAGTTGGTAGAGCGTTAGATGATAAGATAGCTGTAATAGGCCGGGGGCCTGCATTAGATTCTGTTGAGGCGGGTACGGCGCTAAGGAACGGATTCGACGAAGCCCAAAGAGCTTTTTTTGATTCCATGGGTAGCACATACAATAATATAGCCGCGACTAATCCTGGGTTAAAAATAGCAGAAAGTCAAATGACACTGCTGGGAAACAAGTTAACTACAATAGAAAACTTTGCTAGAGAGCGGGTTCTGCAGGGCATAACTGCCACACAGCGTGGTCAAGCTACTGAATTACTTAGGGCGGTTGAAACTGTTAGAAATACTGGTGGTGAATTTAATAACGTAGTTAATGTAATGAGGAACCTTGGTGAGGCGGCATTTAGTTCACAGAATACATTGGCAACCATCCCATCTGATGTTAAGCGATTAAAAGAAATATACTTCGGTTTAAGGAAGAGTATTTTCGAAACAGTTAAGACTATTCCTTTTGGTAAGGAAATAGCTAAAGATCTAGCAGATAATAATAGGATGATGGCTAATTTTTTTGCAGATAAAAGTATGGTGTCTAAGATAGTTGGAAACAAAAGCTACGCACCAGAAACTGTATTTAAACAACTTATAGAGAATGGGGATACTGTAAAAATAAAAGCTCTTAAGAAGATACTTGACCCTGAGACGTGGCACTCATTAAAGGGGGCGTTTTTAAACAAGCTAATTGCTAAGAGCGATGATGGTATTAAATGGAAGACGACTATTAATAACATGAAAAAAAAGCGCCACCTAATGCGAGAAATGTTTGCCCCGAATGAGATCGACGAAATAGGCAGTATATTAAGACTTGGCGATAAATTTGGCCCAGCCGTTTTAAGTAGCTCAGAGGCCGGTAATGTTTTCCAAGAAATATTCGGCGGCATCAGAAAGGGCTTATCAAATGAGGCGTTCATTAATGTGCTCAAAAGGCGAGCAAGACAAGGCGGACTAACGCCTGAGACAGGACTATCACTTGTTCCCCCAAGCGCCGGCGGGTTACGACTACCAAGTAAAGGCATAACGCAAGGCTTGGTTAAGGGCGCTCAAGTATTTAGTGTTCAAGATAGAAATCAATAACTTCAACGGAAGGTAAAAAGATATGGCATTTACAACAGTTACGTACTCGTTCAGTAATGGCACGGTGGCAAATGCTACTGAAATAAATCAAAATTATACCGATGTCCTCAATGGTCTAAGCGATTCAACCAAAGATATATCAGTATCAGCGGGAACGTTTGCCGGTAGCTTTACGGCTAATGGTCCTACTAATACGATTGGTAATGCCACGACTGATGTGTTGGTAATTAATGCCAGTATCACTAGTACGTTGTTAATGAACCCAAGTTCAGGGGATTCAAACATTGACTTTCAAATCGGGTCAACAGCCAAATACCAGGTTGGTGTTGATGATTCTGACAGTGACTCCTTTGTTATTTCAAGTGGGGCAGCCGTTGGAACAAATAATGTCATGCGGGTTGCTGGTGCTGTTGCTCCTAACTTTCCGTTAGGGCTTGTTGGTTATGGCACGGCTAATGTGGAAACGTTGGCAGGGGATAAAACCCTCACTAATACTAGTGATGATATTCAGGTATTAGACCCTAACTCATCGAGTAGAATCGTAACCCTTCCCACGACTGGTGTAAAAGCTGGGCGAGTGTTCTATATAGTAAACAGCACTAACGCCGCTAATAAGAACGAATATCTTACTATTAACGCGTCTGGTGCCACCACGGTTGAAACTATCTTTTACGGTTATGCTATGGTGACCGCCCTTCAAGATACCCCAACCACTAGTGCTCATTGGGGTGTGCTGGATCTTTACGAGTACTTTAGGTTTGACTCTACTTTTGCAAATATGGCGGCTGCCGATCCGACTGGTAACATTTGGATTAAGAGGGAGAATGGCCTAGTTACTTTGCATAATTCTGGCGAGATGGTTGGTGATGCCAACAAACCAAATATAACAGATGTGAACGCCAACACCGCTTTAGCTACGAGATTTAGGCCTAATGAGCAACACTACAATATATGGTGGGGTATGGATGCTGGTACTAGACTAGCGGTTGTTATTGGTGTAGCAACTGGTGGAACCATTAGTTTCCTAAACGTTACCGGAACTAATGCCTGGACAGCGGCGGCTGGTCAATGCAGAATAGCTCAGGGATCAACTTCTTATATTAAGCGTTAGGAGTTAAAATGGCGAGCATTTCAGTAACATATACATTCAGTGCGTCAACAGTAATAAGCGCGGCTGAGATGAATCAAAACTTCACGGATATAGTTGACGGCACATCGGACGGTACCAGTGACTTTTCAATAAATGATTTAACGTGTGCTGGTAATACGAAGATAGTGACGTTTACTGCTGACTCAAAGGTAGCTACCGAGACGACTTTAGGGTTACTTGACATTGGTTCGATGGACGGGATGACCGATGCTAGTTCAGCTAGTGCCGGACACGTTGGTGAGTTACTAACAGCTAGCGTTGGATTCTTTGATTGGAGTGGTGTGCCTAACACTACTGGTAATTGGGGTGATGTGGATACTCTAAGTTTGACGGCTGGTGAGTGGGATGTTCAGGGTATTATTAATTGTTACCTGGGTGCTGGTGATGCCAGTACCATACAGGTGTATGGCATAGGGGCGACTAGTGGGAATAACGCACCGGATTCATCTACTGAGGTAAGGAACGATTTTAGTTTTGGGGCGTCTTCTTATTTTGGGTCAGTTGTAGCACCGCTTAGAGTAAGGGTTTCTAGTGCAACGACTTATTATTTAAAATTAAAACTGGCATACACCAACACCCCAGAAGTCAAGGGATATATAAGAGCTACTAGAGTTAGGTAGTTAATCGACGATACTGATATATGAT